GTGCAGAGATGTATGGACTACTAGTTGTGATAACAACGTGCTTCTTGGTTGTGATGCATCTGGCTTAGAACTTAGATGTCTAGCCCACTACATGAATGACCCTGAGTTCACCAGAGAGGTCATAGAGGGTGATGTCCACACAGCTAACCAACGTGCAGCTGGATTGCCTACACGTGACAATGCAAAGACTTTTATCTATGCTTTCCTGTATGGCGCAGGAGCAGCTAAGATAGGTAAGATTGTAAACGGCTCGTCCAAAGACGGACAGAAGCTGATAAATACATTCTTGACTAACATGCCAGCATTAAAGGTGTTGAGAAACAAAGTTTCTAAACTAGCAACACGAGGATATGTGATTGGTATTGATGGGCGTGTCTTACAGATACGTTCAGAACATGCGGCACTTAACACCTTACTTCAAGGTGCAGGTGCAATCATCTGTAAGGAATGGCTAAAGTACATCACCTTACAGGCAACGAAGCGTAACCTAGACTACAGGCTTGTCGCAAGTATACATGACGAGTACCAGTTCGAGGTTCGTAAAGACCAAGCCGAAGAGTTTGGCGAGGTCACAAAGAAAGCAATGAAACTTACAGAGGAATCTCTGCATGTTCGTTGCCCTCTCGACAGTGAATACAAGGTCGGGAAAACGTGGGCAGAAACCCACTAAGTAAAAAAAGTGTTTGACATTTGATTCAAGATGTGGCACTATATAGTGGTCGTTGGCAATACTGCCTCGACATGACAACAAAACGGAGATAAAACGACATGACCGTAGTTACAGGTAAAGCGTACTGGGCGCACGTTCAAGCACCCAACACAGCATACGAACCAGAGTGGAGCATCGACCTTCTCGTTGATGACAACAATCGTGCAGCTATTGAAGCTGATGGTTTGACAATCAAAAACAAAGGTGACGAGCGTGGTGATTTTGTACACATTCGTCAACGTGTTAAACGCCGTGATGGTACAACAAATGATGCGCCCACAGTTGTGGATGCACAAAAGAATGCTACTGACAAGCTGATTGGTAACGGTAGCACAGTCAATGTTCTCTATGCACCTTTCGCATGGGAAATGAATGGTAAGTCTGGAACTTCTGCCATCCTTAAAAAGGTACAGGTTGTTGACCTTGTATCCTATGGAGAGGACTTGGAAGTTGTTGACGGGTTTGTAGATGGTCAATCATCTACTACCATTCAAGAAGACGAAGTACCTTTCTAGTAATCTAACCTAACGGGGGAAGCGTTTAAGTTGGCTTCCGAAGATAGCCACGAGGGTTGGGGCGGCTATCACTTACAGGAGATTAAAATGGAAACAAACTTACCAGAATACCTTGTGATATTGTGTTTCGGACTTGCAGGTTTTATTATAGGATGGGCAATGCCACGGGGCAGACGCTTTAAAGCACTTCAGCTACGATTCCTCAAAGGACTACACAACTTTTTTGCTGATGAAGAAGAATACATCCAGCACAAAGCAGAAAGAATTAAACGAAGTATTAAGAGAAAGGTTAAAGGTAAATGACGCACCAACATGGACTACCTAAAACACTTCCAAGCGTCACGTTCCAGACCAGAGTTCGTGACGACAGCATAGAAGGTGATAACCCCTTTCGCTGGCAAGAGGTAACGACTGAAGAGTTGTTCGAGGACAAGGAGTGTATTCTGTTTGCACTTCCAGGTGCGTTCACACCTACATGCTCAACGTATCAGCTTCCTAACTTTGAGAAGCTATACCCTGACTTTGCAAAGCATGGTGTAGATGAAATTTATTGTTTGTCTGTTAACGATTCGTTTGTTATGAATTGTTGGGCAAGAGACAACGATGTAAAGAATATTAAGATGATACCTGATGGTAACGCAGAGTTTACATACAAGATGAACATGCTTGTTAATAAAAACAACCTTGGGTTTGGCGCACGTTCATGGAGATATGCGGCACACACAAAAGGCATGGACGTTGTAGAGCAGTTTGTTGAACAGGGATGGACACACAACGCAGAGGATGACCCATACGAGGAGTCAGACCCTTACAACATCCTTGCATATTTTAACCAGCAACAACCGCTATTTGATTAGGATTTAATTATGACAAAAACTATCGACACTCTAGTACAAGATATATACGACACCTTAGAAAAAGGTATAAGTGTCGATACACCAGAAATGCGTGACGCACTTGAGGACTTTTCTAAGGACATCATGTATGCCGCCTCTGATGCACTACAAGAAGGTGAGCGAAGCGGCGAGGCAAGATTAAGACTGTCACAGATAGGTAAGCCTGACCGCCAAATATGGTACGGCTTGCAAGGAAAAGAAGGCGAGACTCTTAGTGGACAAACAAGAATAAAGTTCTTGATGGGACACATATTAGAGGCTCTACTAGTATTACTTACCAAGTCTGCTGGTCACAGCGTTGAAGGACAACAAGATGAAATAGAAGTAGAAGGTGTTATGGGGCATCAAGACTGCATCATAGATGACACACTGGTGGATATAAAGTCAGCATCCTCATACGCCTTCAAGAAGTTTAAAGAAGATAGGCTGCATGAGGATGACCCTTTTGGATACATCTCACAGATTAGTGCGTATGCAACTAAGAACGACAGGAAAGAAGCAGCCTTCTTTGCTATAGATAAGAACTCTGGAGAGCTTACTATATCTAAGGTGCATGAACTAGAAATGATAGATGCACCTGCTCGTGTACGTCACCTGAAAGGCGTACAGGACAGCAACGTAGCACCGCCTAAATGTTACAGTGATGTGCCTGATGGCTCGTCTGGTAACAAGAAGCTAGCAATAGGGTGCGTGTTCTGTCCTTATAAGTTTGACTGCTGGTCAGATGCAAATGATGGGAGAGGCTTGCGTATGTTCCGTTACTCCAACGGTGTACGCTTCTTAACACAAGTAACAAAAACACCTAACGTGGAAGAACTCTCTATCAATGAAAAGGAAAAAATACAAGCATAAATACAAATCCAACTCAGAACTAACAGCTTCAATCCTTCTTGAGAAGGAAGGGATTGATTTTGAATATGAAACTATGAAGCTGGATTATGAGTGGCGTGAAGACAAAACATACACACCTGACTTTATACTGCCCAATCAAGTTATACTAGAAGTAAAGGGACGCTTTATGATAGAGGATAGAAAGAAACACCTCTTCATAAGGGCAGCATACCCTGACCTAGACATTCGGTTTGTCTTTGATAACCCACACAAGAAATTGTACAAGGGTGGTAAGATGACCTATGCAGATTGGTGCAACAAGCATGGATATAAATTCTGCAAACTTGGCGAAGGCATCCCAAAGGAATGGCTTGACAAACAAGATGCAAAGTAGTAACATATCCATAATATTGGACGAGTTTAGACCTGGTGAGTCTTCACCAGAGAGAACTCTTTTTTTGTGTGTAATATTACAGGCGTTGCTGGACGCTACCAAACAAGCATATGAAGGAGAGCCTTCAGAAGTTAGAGTGGAAAGGGACAGGGCAACCGCTTGGTTCTTTGCCTCTGCTGGCACTACAGCAAAAGACTTTGAAGAGGTTTGCTCTAACGCAGGTGTAGACCCCGACTATATGAGAGACTTTGCCTATAAGGTATTGAAATCAGGAGAATTAGATTATGTCAGAAAAAGAATCAACGCAGTCCTTGGACACTAAGTTCAAATATTTTGAACAAGCAGACGTTGTAAACAGCCCAACACACTACAACTTCAAGGGAATTGAAGCCATTGATGCTATTGAAGCTAGTATGACTGCCGAAGAATTTACAGGATATTTGAAGGGCAACTGCATGAAATACTTGTGGCGATACAAGTACAAGGGCAAGCCTGTGGAAGACCTGAAAAAATGTCAGTGGTATCTCAATAAACTTATTGCATCTGTTGAGAAGCTGTAGTATAATTTTAACCTTGGACTTTACAAATGGACGTAACATATATAGACCACATGGGCAGTGACCTAACAGTCGTAAATGCCGCAAGAGTTTCCTTCAATAAGGAATCAGAAAACATAGATGATAAAGATATAAAGCTAATTAAATATCTGGCGAAGCACAAACACTGGTCGCCATTTTCACACTGCTTTATCCAGTTCAGGATAGAAGCTCCCCTGTTTGTCGCAAGACAACTAATAAAACATCAGGTAGGTTTGGCTTGGAATGAAGTAAGCCGCAGGTATGTAGACACCATGCCTCGCTTCTATACACCTACAAGCTGGCGAACCAAGGCAGACAACGTAAAGCAGGGAAGCTCTGACAATGAAATAGATTACTATATAAACTCCTACACACGCTCTGCCATTGCTGAGTATCAGCGTATGCTTGATGTAGGTATTGCACCAGAGATGGCACGTATGGTGCTGCCTCAGAATATGTATACAGAGTGGTACTGGTCTGGCTCTCTGTATGCTTTTGCCCGTGTTGTCAATCAACGTGTTGAGGACACAGCACAAAAAGAAACAGGCCATATTGCTAAACTAATTAGCATCGAATGTGCAAACAAGTTTAAGCACAGTTGGGAAGCACTGACGGGGTACAGCAAACCAGCCGCTAAGAATATTAGTTTAGAACAGATGTACGAAAACGTAGAGAAATTTAACAAGAGAGGAAAATCAGAACATGCTTAGTAATACTTTACCAACAGATTACCAAACATTTATTGCAACATCAAGATACGCACGTTGGCTTGAAGACGAAGGCCGCAGAGAGACATGGCCTGAAACAGTAACGAGATTTATGGAAAACATTGTACAACCACATCTTGATGACAGCAAAATGTACACAAAGATAGAGGAAGCAATCCTGACACTTCAGGTTATGCCTTCCATGAGGGCTTTGATGACTGCAGGACAGGCCGCTGACCGTGACAATACATGTGTTTACAACTGTAGCTATCTGCCTGTAGACCACCCTCGTGCCTTTGACGAGGCTATGTTTATTCTTTTGTGTGGTACAGGTGTTGGGTTTAGTGTTGAGCGTCAAGCTATCCAGAAGCTACCAACAGTTCCTAACGAGCTATTCGAGAACGGAGACACAATCGTTGTTGGAGATAGCAAAGAAGGATGGGCAAGAGGGCTACGCAAACTTATTAGTCTGCTATATGTAGGTGACATACCCAAGTGGGACTTGTCAAAGATTCGACCAGCAGGAGCCAGACTAAAAACATTTGGTGGTCGTGCCTCTGGACCCGAACCCCTTAATGACCTGTTTAACTTTGTTGTTTCCAAGTTTAAGGAAGCGGCTGGTCGCCAGCTAAACAGCATTGAATGCCATGA